TCAGGCTGCCCAAACGTTAAAGCCTGCCGGCAAGAACTGCACAGTCCTAGGGATTCGAATCTGTCCGCCTGGCCCGTACTTGCAAATGTGCAGCTCAAAGCTGCCGCTTAGGCCGGAGTACATAACGCCTTGGCTGACTCCATTCTTGTAAAGCGTCACCGTGTCCGCGTCACCATCGAATCCAACACCGATAACATCCCCTGCCGTGTATGAAGTGCCGTAGTCCTCATAAACCCCATCCTTCCGCTTCTTGCCGTTCGAGCTGAAATACTGATATCGCCCACCATCGCCTGCGTTGAGGGAGCCGCCTTGTCCGCTCGACGTAGACGTATCCTGAATCGCGACACCAATTGCCCAATCACTGGATGCCACTACGTCGACGATGAACTCCGCATACCACTTGCCGCTGGCTTTCGGTACAGCGCAACGCGCCTTGTACCAAGCTGCCGACGTGGTGCCGGTAACCGCGGCGATCCTATTGCCACTACTCAAAGCCCAATCGCTTGAGGAGGTCGAGAACTGCAGGTCCTGGGTCACATTCGGCATTGCAGGATATGGCGAACCGGGTACAGGTGCTCCCTTCTCGCTTCTACCTACAGACAGCCGAATCTCGTCCCAGACACAGGCCGACAGGAGAGATGGGGCGGGGTTCTTCAGCCCGCCAATCAACATATCGCCGCCATAGCTGAACAACGTATACGCGCCGTTGTAGCTCACGACAGTCGTTCCGCCGATTTCCACAAAGAGAACACCTGACTCTCTGCCCCACCTGACCATCGTCGGCGTGTTAAGCGGAACGTTACCTCCAGCTGTCGTCAAATCATCCGATGCATACCAGTGATTATTACGGTCGCTCACAAGGAGCCGCAGCCGGCCATCTGGGAACAGGTCAAGGCGCGCCTGGGCATATGTCCCGGTGTTCGCGTTCCATGAAAACAACGTTCGGATAGCCGCCGGGTACGCGTGCAGTGTCAAACGACCTTCCGCGCAGAAGTCTGAGTCCGCGATATTGAAGACGGAGACGAACGGCGCTACCACCCAGCCAGCACCATCTAGTTCCAGCGATGCGCTACCAAAGACCTTTTCGTCGGTTGTCAGCGCTGCGGTGCCGCCCGCCGACCAGGCTGCAATGCCTTTCTCGTCTGTGATGGTGGTTGAACCATCGGCCCCATCGAAATGCAGCAGCGCCACCCGCTTCCCCCAATAGGCGTCTGTCGCTGGGGAACTGCGCTGCATCTGGCCCGCAGTAACACCTGGAATCATGCTGCCACCGTCTGTCCCATGACGTCCCACACGTTTGCCGTGTTGGTCCGCACTAGGGTTACCGTCATGTTGTTGGTCATCACCAGCGTCCCGCCGCTGGGGGCGTTGAGGGTCACGCCACTACCGGGCGTCAGCGTCAGACTCGCCGCTGCCGCGCGACGCACATGCAACTGGTCGCCGGCATTCCAGGCCACAGACGACTGCGGCGGGATGGTGAACGTGCTTGCGCTGGCGTTGCTGAAACGGGTGAGCTTGCCCGCATCAGCCGCCGCTGCCGTGCGGGCGGTAGAGGCCTCGTCGATGATCACCAGGCCGGCGCTACCACTGCCAGTAGCGGCGATGGTCAGCGTGTTCGCCGCGTCGTTGTAGGTCAGCGTGATCCCCGTTCCCTGAACCAGGAACGTCGACAGCATGTCCTGCACCGCTTCGGACAGGTCGCTGATCGTGCTCGCGGCCTGGCTGCCCGTGTGGTGGGTTCGGTCGAGTAGGTAGGTGTCGGCTTGGTTCGCCGTTGCCCCTGTCGCAACACCACTGAGCCGAGTTTTCTCGTCGTCACTGATGAGCCCATAGCCGGCGACCTTGTCGACCTTCCCAGACAACGCATCGGCCAGCTCTTCAAGCTGGACAGCAGATTCCGCCAGCGAGCCCTGGGCAGCAGTGGCGGCCCCGATGTCTGCGGGCGTCGGCATCGGGTGGACGTGGTCTTCGCGCGACGCATTGCCGCTATCGCCGGCCTCCGCCTCGCCAAGAGGCCTTGGCACGGCCGATCCGACTGGCGCCCCGCCTGGCAGCAGGCCGGCATCCTGCGTGCTGCCGTCCGTATACGTGATGATCAGGTGTTGATTGCCATCCATCGCCATGCTGGCGATGCCGCGCCCGTCGTCGCCATTGCTGCCGTCGTCGCCTCGGCCGCCCTTCAGGCTGTCGATGAAGTCCTGCTCCGAGCCGGTGTTTCCCAAGCCGAGCCAGACCTCATAGGCCGAGTCGCCGGCCGGGCCCACGCCACCGAATAGCGACAGGATGCCGGCCGTGACGCCTGCGTAGACGTAAGTATTGACGGGCCATTCGATGGCGTCGGTGCCTTCCTGGGCCCGCACCAGGCCGGTGGCAGTGATCCGCACAACCTCGACAGCGCTCTGCTCCAGCGGGTTGAGGCTGTTCACCAGCGTAAGGACGTACTGCCCGTCGCTGGAGAGGTCCAGCCGGTCGAGTGCCTCCTGAGGCACGGGGAGGGAGGCGCCGCCGGCTGGCAGCACGGCGTTGAGGCGGGTCAGCCAGTTGTTGACGTAACGAGTCGGCATGTTCATACCCAGCTGTAGTCGTGAAGGTCCAGGTGCTTGGCCGCCTGGAACGTGACAGGGCACCAGGAACCACGCAGCTTGCCTGGCTTGTAGGTGTCGTCCGAATTCATGGTCATTCGCCCAGACACGGTGCCGGAGGGACTGAGGGCGTCGGTGTAGGTCCAGCGGAGCCCCGGCTTGTTCAGTTCGTTTACAAGCTCATGCCGTATCGCCAGCATCTTGTTTGAGAGGACTTTCCATCTCACGACTGAGATGAACGAGCCAGCAGGTGCGCCATAGGTATTGACCTGGTAGGTCCATGGCAACTGCGAATCATCCGGAACCCATGGCCACGCGATGGTGAAACCAAGCCACGCGTACTCGTTGTAGTTATTCGTGGCGCTGTAGCCGACCTGCTCGCCATCCCACAGACCTATGCTTTCTCGATGGCCATCAACCCCGTGGGTCGGGGCGTTCCCTGGGGCGCCAAACCATCCAATGTCGTGCTCCGTAAACTTGTTCGTGACAACGGAGGTCGTCGATACGCCACCTGCTGACAGGGTGTAGGTCTGTACTTCATCGGTCACTGACAGGCAGTCGTACGTCCAGGGTGTTTCTTCAGGGTTTCCCTCTTCTGTGATATCGGCAGTCAGTTCGGCGTGGAAGTCATACAGCATCGAGTAACGAACAACCTCCGCCGAATACCCGGACGTGTCGTACCAAGCCCATACCGCCTGGTCGAGCCGGTACTTGGCATCAACCGTTCCAACGTAAATGTCGTGAGTGTTGAAGTCGGGCCGGGAGACCTGGACCTTGGTCAAAGAAAATGGGCCCGGATCAGTGATGATCGTCCATGCGCCACGCCCTTCGGCAGCCGTCGCAAGCACTTGCAGCGAAACAGCTAGCGAATTGAAGTCGCCGGAGAACTGGGCCTCGACAAGCCCAAGTGTCTCTTCAAGGGGACGCGCAGCCGTTCCCACTGATTGATAAAGGCGAATGATGACTCCGCAGCCATCAGCACGTCGGTCGATCATCTTAATCAAGGGCGGCTCGGTGACACTTGCCGGCATGCCGAGGTCGGCACGGCTGATCGAGGCCTGCGCCGTTGAAGTACGGATGCCATCCGGGAGGCGGATCGTGACCGTGGCTCGGACGTTGAGCGCCATGGTGAAGAAGTCCAGCCAGCACTGTAGTTCGAGTTTGCCGACGCCACTGGCCAGCCTGATCGGCCCGGGTGCGCCGGTCCCAGCCCAGCCCCAGACGTTGAACTCGGCGCCACCAGGGTGACGCAGCACGGCCTTGGTCCACCACGCCTCGTTCGGCTCCAGCACTGTGCCTTCAGGCAGAACCGGCTCCGGCATGCCGATGTCCCAGAGGAACGTCCAGTGGCCGCCGTATCCACAGTCGACGACGCGGCCGGTATCCGGGTAAACCAACTTGGGCGACTCGCCATCCTCGCTGGTCATGAGGCCATGCCAGGGCCAACCCCACACCGCAGGCACAGCATCGACAGGACTATTCGGATAGGCCATTTGCAAACTCCATGACGACCTCTGCGCCGTTGTCATCCTTCATCACCAGCTTCTTCACCGACTTCAGACGCAGCCAGGCAAGCCCATCAGTGCTGGGTATCAGTTGGTCCTCGTAGTACTCCCGCTTGGATGCGTCCTCTTCCTTCAGCGGACTGGCGATGCCACCGCCGCCAGTAGCTGCGGCCGGTGCCTGGTAGTCCGCCCGGCCGCGCTTGGCGGCGAGTGCACCGCGCGGCTCCAGCGCTTCCAGTTGCTTGCTCTGCGCGCTACTGCCGCCAGTGAGGGCCCGCAGGTCCTCGACCATCTGCGCGCTGGTACGGCTGGTGTTGGATGCCATGTCAAAGCTCCAGCAAGTCGTCGGGGATGCCGACCTGGTAGGTGACCGCAACGGGCACTTCGCGCTCGTCGCGCAGGCCTGCCTCGATCTCCGGCGCGGTAATCGTCATGCGGCGCGGGAACTCTTCCAGGCTCGGGTTGATGTCGTCGTCGCGGTCGTCGTAGTTGCCTGCGAAGCCGTCCAGCTCGTCGTTGTAGATCGGGCTTTCGTTGCGCAGACCGAGCTGGGTTGGCAGTGGGCCGTGGGTGAAGTCGGAGTCGGCGATGTCGATGTCCGGCCTGGCCGGCGGCGACAGCGCGTCGGAGTTACCACCTCCGCGCATCACGGCGATGGCCAGGGTGGTGATGGCGGTCCCGGTCCCGAAGTCGTACTCGTCGACGATGCGACGGCACTTGCCCCGCGCATTGACCTGGTCCCGCAGCTCTAGGGTATGCACCAGGTCGCAGCCGATACCCATAGGGGTGGGCACCTGCCAGCTGACCGTGGTGCCGCGATGCGCGCCGATGACGGTCACGGCGGCCCGCTGCAGCGTGCAACTGAAGGCCGCCTCGCGGCGCGAGTCGTCCACCAGGTCAATGGCACCCGGCTCGCCTGTGTTGAAGTCGTCGTTCTCCCAGGCCTCGCTGCGCTTGTCCTCGATCTCGAAGGCGGCGTTCTGGCGGGCGATTACCTGGACCTCGCTCGCGCCCTGCAGGCCGACCAGCGTGCCGACCAGGACCGAGTAGCGCTCGGTGATGGGCTGCACCCACCGCCGGCCCCCGGTCCAGGTGGTGGCCAGCACCAGGTTGGGGAACTTGTTGATCCAGCCTTGACCGGTGCCGCACGGGTCGCCGCTGGACGGCGGCAGCTTGTTGTAGACCGCGCCGGTCAACATCTTCATGCCAGCGCTGGACGTCGCCTGCTCGATCATGTCGACGTCAGGCAGGTCGGACGAGTCCGGCCGCCAGTGGCAGAAGCCACCAACTCCCCCAAGCCCACCCGTGCCAGGGTGCTCCCACGAATAGCTGTCGTGGCGCTCCCACAGGCGGCTGTAGCGATAGTCGACGCTCAGCTCCACGCGATTGGTGGCGCTCTGCGCCTGGGCCAGTTCGACGCTCACGCTCTGATAGAGCGTGCTGCCCTCAGCGAAGACAACGGCCGGCGCCTGGGCATACCAGCTGGTGACGCGCATCTGGCCATCGACGCCAATGTCCAGGGCCGCAGGCACCGTGCTCAGGCGCTCGGTGGCGTAGTCGAAGCGGCTACGCCCCTCGATAGCCTCGAAGACGTCGGACGACCAGGCGCCGCCAATCAGGGCGTCAATCTCGGCAATCTGCATCTGCTCGACGCGCTGCTGCAGCTTGTCGCTGCAGGTGATCTCCATCACCCGGTTGACCGCGTCCCAGCGAGGTTCCACCGCCACGCCGGTATAGCGCCGGGCTGAGGTGGTGGTGCCGCCGGTCTCGCTCAGGAAGTCGATGGCCACCGCATCGCCGCCCAGGTCGGTCGGAACCGATTCGCCGGGCGGGTAGTACAGGGAGAAGGTGGCGACGCCGGCCGCCCCTTCTTCGCGGTCAATCTGCATGCGGCCGGTCAGGTTCGCGGCCACCTGCTCGCCACCGATCAGCACCGACACCCACCAGCGAAAGGCGTAGCCCGAGGTCGGGACACCAAGGCCTGGCTGCTCCGGCGGAACCACAACCACGGGTTCGCCCGGCTCGGAACCGAAGGCCCACAGCGCACCGAGTGCAGCCGCGTTGAGGGGAAGCCCGCCAAGCATCAGATTTCCTCCGCGCTCAGCGACCAGTCGTAGAGCCCGCTGGCCTCGTCGAACTCATAGGACAGCCCAGGCGTGAAGACCACCAGGCGCGGCAGCCAGAAGACGCGGTAGGCGCTGGCGCCAACGACCGCCTGCAGCTCGGCGCTGTCGCCGTTCATGTCGACGTTCGTGTCCAGCCAGCGGCCACCTGAGTATGCCCAGCCCCAGGGCGCCACGTCGGGGCGGCGCTGGGCGGCGGGGGGCAGCGCGAATTGCCGGGCTGTGCCAATCATGGCGCGAGGCGCAACGCACAGCAGCTCCAGGGGCTGGCTGACATCGAGGGCGAACAGACCGGGGTCGAGGTTGCCGGAGCCGCTGGCGGTCGTGGACGTCTTGGACCAGTTCGTCATCTTGATCCCGGTCCCACCGTTCAGGCGCAGCGAGGTGCTGCCGCCGATGGGCTCATAGCGCTGGCGGATCGGGCCGGCGCCCGCGTGTTGGATGATGGACAGGCCGCCCAGAACCAGCGACGTTGGGGTGTTATCCACGGCCGCCGGTCCCTCCGAACTTGATGCGGGCCTTGCGCAGGTCCTGGTCGAACCGCGAGACCTCGGCCGGCGAGCCCTCCAGGGCGTAGGAGCCGCCCCACGGCATTTCCAGGCTGAGCGGCTGACGCTCGCCGCTACGCTCCAACGCCGGGAGGCTGGGGATGTGCGGCACCAGTTCGGCCCGGCCTGGCAGCTCGCCCGTGCGGTTCATGTGCTCCAGGTTCATCGCGCCCAGGCGCTGGGCGGCACGGGCCTGCAGGACGAACTCGCCGCGCGAGGCGTTCAGCCGAATGCTGTCTGAGGTGAAGCTACCAGGGCCGTCCACCCAGCCCCCGGCTGCGCGATTGACGCTGCCGTCGGCGCCGTCGATGACCTTGCCGGCCGCCTTCTCGCTGCTGGCGACGTTCGGGTCCACGCCGACGTAGTTGACCGGGATAACCATGTACTTCGCCAGACGCTCGGCCAGGGCCAGTGCCTGCTGCTCCAGCTGCTCCATGCTCTTCTCGTCGCCCGTGAACTCGATGTTCACGCGCTTGAGCGCCTCGGCCTTGGCCAGCAGGTCGTCCATCTCGGCCTTCACCAGGGCGAGCTTGACCTTCTCGTCGCCCTCGACGTTCTTGGTCGCCTGGTTGGCGATCTTGCCCAGGTTGTCGGCGATGCCGGCCATGCCGTAGCCGTTCTCGCCCGCGTCCTTCAGCTCGCGCAGCACCTTGGCCGCCTCGCGGGCCTGGCGCAGGGCGTCGTCGTTGCGGCCGCGCGCCAGCGACTGGCGGGCGCCGGCCTGCAGGTCGTAGACGTCGGACAGTGAGGCGGCGCCCTGGCTGGGCGCGGCGCGCATGTCCTTGGACAGGTCCGAGAATTCCTTGGCGACGGTCTCGCGCTGTTTCTTCGCGGCCGCAAGGCGCTTGTTGGCCTCGTCGTAGAGCCGCATTTCAGCCGCCAGCTGGACCTGGATTTTCTTCAGGTTGTCGGCCCTGATCTTGTCCATGTTGGCGTTGTGGCGTTGCTCCGCGGCCTCCAGGGCCTCGGCCGCCGCAGCCTGGTCATGCTCCATCTGTTCCAGGGCGCGGCGGTAGTCGCCAGCTCGCTTCGCGGCGGCCAGGGCGTCGGGGTCGACCTGGTTGGATGAGGGATCGCGCTCATACGCCTGCCGGCTCAGCAGCTCGGATTGCTTCTGGTAGTGCTGCTGCGCCAGGCGCAGGCTCTCGGCGTAGGCCTTGCGCTCTTCGTCATTCATCCGGGCCAGTGCCTCGGCAGGCTGGATCACGACATCGCCGTACTTAGCCGTGGTGGCGATGGTGTCGTTGAGCGCTTGCTCGTAGTCGCGCTGGCTCTTGGTCAGTTCCTGGTTCTGCTTATAGAGGTCGTACAGCTCCAGCAGGTTGCTGCCGGTCCACCCTATGACGCCCAGGGCCAGGGAGCCCTTGGCCAGGTTGGCAACGGTTGCCAGGTTGCGCAGAGTGGGAATCAGGCTGGCCGCGCTTGCACCGATTCGGCCCAGGCCGGCCGAGCCGGCAGCTGCCGCCGCTGGAGTAGAACCGAGGTGGCCAAGGAAGAGTGCAAACGGATTCCGAAGAGCCATCAAGGCCGAGTTGATCGCGACACCCGTGGCCAGAAAGCCGGCCAGGAAGGCTGTTCCTGAACGAATCGGCGCAGGAAGAGCGTTGAACCAACTGAGCAGTTCGCCCAATGCACCAAGCACAGGTGTGAACGCTGTCATCGCTTCGCCCAGTTGCAAGCGGAACTCAGCCCAAGAGGCGTTGAATCGGTCCATCTCCGCCTGGGGCGTGTTGGACATCTTCTGATAGGCCGCTTCCATGGCGCCGCCGGCCTCGCCCATGGCCGTCACCTCGGCCCGCATCTCCGTGATGTACTGCGTTAGGCTCAGTACGGCGGTACGCGCCTCAACGTCCGGGATCAGCTGGCGCATGGCATCGAGCCCCAGCTTCCGGGACGCGATGTCCTCCAAAGTGGCAGTGAGGCCCTTCCAGGTGATGCCCAGCTCGTCCATCTTCTTCTGCGCGTCAGGCGTCGGCGCGGCCAGCGCGTTCACCGCCCCCTTCAGTGCGGTGACGGCCTGCGGGGTGCGGATGCCGGCGATGGTCATGCGTGCGATGGCGGCGGCCACCTCGTCGAACCCCACACCGGCAGCCTTGGCGCTGGGAAGCACATCCCCCAGGTACTGCGCCAGCTCGGGGAACGTGGTTACCCCGTCCTTCACCGCCAGGAACATCTGGTCGTAGCGAAGCTCCAGGTTTTGGATGCTCTCGCCGTAGGCGTTGACCACTGCCAGGCCGCCAGCAGCGGCGGTCTTGGTCTCGGTCAGGCCGGCGATGGCGGCCTTGGTCGACAGCGCCAGGACCGACAGGCCGTTGTCCTCGGAGACGCCGGACGACAGGATGTCGTTGAGCGCCTCGGCCGACTGGGCAGCGTCTCGGCCCATGGCAACAGACAGGTCACGGACGTCGCGGGACATTGCCTGGAGCTGCGGCCTGGTCATGTTGGTGATGCTGTCCACCGCCGCCATCTCTTGCGCGAAGCGGGCGTAGAAGCTGAGCAGTTGGCCGCCGCCATAGACCAGGGCGCCGACGCTGGCCAGCGCGACACCGGCCTGGACGTGAACCTGCCCCAGGGACTTAGCCCAGCCGTTGGTGCCTTCCAGCAGCTCGGCGGTGCGTTCGCGCAGGCGTACCTGGGCCTGAGCCAGTTCGGCAGCGGACAGTCCGCCAACGCGCTGTAGGGTGGCGTACTGCTGTTGGAGCAGTGCCACCTCGTTGCGGATTTCTCGGTGGGGGCGAATACCGAGTGCAGCACGGGCGCCAGCGACACGCGCTTGCTGGTCGGCCAAAGCACTGGCTTGTGCCAAGTCCGCCGCGAGGCGCTTCTGCTCGTTGGCGAGATTATTGGTATCGACGCCGGCATTCTTCAGCGATGCCGACAGCTGGGAGAGCTGGACCTTCTGCCCAGCGACAGCTTGTTCCAGGGAGTGGGCTTCAGCAGTGGCGGCACGGTAGGCCAGTTGCAGGGCCTCGGTCGGCTGCTCGGCACTGATCAGCTCGCCGGCCAGTTCGCGCACGCCCTCACGGACCGCATTGAGTTGCTTGTCGTTCTCGACTAGGCTGGTCTGCAGATCGCGCATTGACGCGATGTCACCGAGCGGCCGCCGCAGTTGATCAACCAGCGCCGTGTAACCGGCCCGGAAATTCTGCAGTTCAGCGCGTCCTTGCTGGGCATCTACGGAAACTGAGAGGCGAACGTCAGTCATGAAGCTTTATCACCTGGTTATTCCGCTAGCGTTGATCGCCGCGTTTTTCCCTACCTTGGGCGCCAAGCTGCTAGCAGGCCTGATCGGTTTGGCAGTCGTGCTTTGGCTGATCGTCCTGTTAAGCAAGCCGCTCTTTGGTAGCTCAGAGAAGCCGCGACGCTAAGATGGGATATGTGCTGAACAGCTTCCTCTGACAGCGCTCCCCTCCGAAGAGGAAGGGGTTCAGCAGAAAGCAGAAGCCCCGCATTGCGCGGGGCTTCGTCGTTATGGGCTACTGCCCTTTGCTGCTCGCTCGGCGGCTTCGATTGCCTCGGCGTGCGCCGCCTGCCAGGTGCCCCAGGGGTAGCTCCAGAGGCCAGTGTGCCCGTGGCGAATCAGGGCGCTGGCGTTTCGTTCGAGCTGCCGGAGAGCTTCGCCAGGATTCGCTGCCCCACTTGCTCGACGCGAGCGCGCAGGTCGAAAAAATCCTTGTTCACCTCGCGGCAGGCTTCGTACACCTGGCGCAGCTGGCTCGGTGCGAGGTCGTCCAACTGCTCGGGCTCCAGGTTGGTCATCAGCTGCAGCTCGGCCAGACCGATCTCTTCCAGCAGCATGTCGTCGACCAGGTCGCCACCGCCATCGGCCATGGTCTTGAGCAGCTGGCGAATCTCGCCGACGGTCAGCTCACGCACCTCGACGCGCAGGCCGTCGAAGTCGAGTGTCTGTTTCAGAGCCATGCTCATGTTCGATATCTCCGAGAGCCGGCCCCTGGCGGGGCCGGCAGGGTGGGCGGATTACAGCCTGTCGATGCGGTAGAACGGCGATTCGTTGGCCGGGCGGCTGGGGTCGGCCAGGATTTCACCTTTCGACAGCAGTTTGCCGGGGTTCTCGGCGTCGATCAGCGCCAGCTCTTCAGCCGGCGGCGCTTTCCAGCGCCAGATGTTGACCACCACCGGCCGACCGCTAGGGGCTTCGTTGAGGCCGTCGAACACCACCTTGTACTCGGCGCCGGCTTCAACCAGGGGCTCGATGCGAACCGCCTTGGTGCTGGTGTAGGCGATGGTTGCCGGAGTCGGCTCGGTGATGGCGGTACTGTCCGCTTTCACCCGGAAGCCTGCCGCCGACGTCTCAACCTCGGTCAGCGGCACAGGTGTGCTGCCCTGAGTCTTGGTGATGACCAGGCTCGTCGGGCCGGGGAAGTCGGTCACGACCAGGCTACCCGGAATCAGGACGACCGCCTCGCCAGTGACGGTCTCCGGCTCCAGCTCGACGACCGTGCCCTGCAGGGACATCGCCAAGTTCTCGTCGGTCCACTCCTGCATCTGCACGGTAAGGTCGATGCCGTCCGGCGTGTCGAGCTTAGACAGGTTGCCGCCGCCGGGGCGGCGATGCTGCTTCCAGGTGATCGAGTTGGTGCGGTGCGCGATCTTGAGTTGCTCGACGTCTCCGGCATCGCGCATCGGGGCGTTCTCCACCCCCAGCTTCTGCATGGAGACGATACCAATGCCCTTGAATACTTCGGGTTGCGACATGGGTTATTCCCCCTTCACGCGTTCGCCGACCTTGAAGGTGTCGACGATCAGCTTGGCGTCGCCCTCGGTCACGGTGATAACCGCGCCCTGAGGGTGTTTGGTGCCGGCATGGCGGTGGCCGTTGGCGCTGGTGATTTTCACCGTCACGCCGGCCGGTACGGTTTCCCCCGAGACGGGGGGCTGATTGGTCTTCATGTGTCCTCCTATCGGACTCGGGGGTGTAGGAACTTCACCGGCCAGGTCAGCACCCAGGCTGCGGTGTTTCGCTTCTCCAGCTCGGCGTGGTACAGGTTGGCCGCGCGCATGTCCTTCGCGTTGATGCTGTCCATCAGCTCCAGGCCGCAGCGGCTACCAGGGAGTGCCGCCTGGAGTGCTGCCGTGACCGTCAGCACGTTGTTGGCACGACTCCCGGCCTTGCCCAGGTCGCCAGCCAGCGCGACTACCACGACGTGGGCGGTAGCCTCCAGCTGGCCCCGGCCGTTGGTTTCGAAGCGCAGGCCCTCCAGGGCGATTCGGCAGGCCATCGTGCGGGTGGCGTAGCGCTCCAGCTCGGCCGGGGTGAAGCGTCCGCCGTGCAGCGCGGTCTCGACCTTGAGCCCTGCCGCTGCGAAGGCGAGCACGGCCCAGGCCTCAATGCCGGCCAGCACCTGGTCGGCGGTCAACTCATTCATCTGCGTCACCTGCGAGGTCATCAAGGTAGTCCTCGATCATTCCAATTACGTCCTCCAGGTCGTCGCCCTCCAGGCCCAGGAATTCCCGCTGGGGAATGCCGCGCCTTTCGTCGCCGAACTGGTGGGTGGCGGCGTAGACCAGCGGGCTCCCGACCAGGACGCTTTCACCCACGACCTGGTAGGTCAGGCTATCCAGCAGATGCCCGGCGCCCTGTAGCAGGCTCTGGCCGCTGTGCCGCGTTTCGGCGTAGTCGGTGGACCACCCCGGCCACGGCTCGTTGGCCGGGCTCGCCTTGTCGACCTGGATTCGGCGGCGCGTCTGGCTCTCGACCTCGGCGCCGATGCCCTCCAGAAGCGGCCCCAGGTCCAGCTCGGCCAGGCGGTCCAATCGCCGGACCAGGCGCGGGTCCTGGGCCAGGTTGACGTTGATGGCCGCCCCGCTCACAGCAGCTTCCCGAACCGCTTGGGTTCCGACTCGAAGAAAGCAAAGCCGCTTTCCTGGTCAGGCGGTGTCGCCAGGCCCAGCGAGGCTTTCCCCTCGGACACGCGCACCAGGTACTTCACCGCGTCTTCGTAGCGCGTGCGCTTCTCTTCCGTGCTGCTGGTGCCGTCCGGCGACAACCGATACATGGCGATGTCGCAGCAGGGCTGCACCAGGGCGGCCGGAAGCTCCGGCAGCGGCAGGCGGTGCAGGACGCCCACGTAGGAGTCGATTTCGGCGCTGGCATCCACCAGCGCTTTGTCGACCACCGCGTCATCGAGCACGCCGTCTTGGTCGCGATCCGCCACGACCAGGAGGGCGTCCATGCCCCAGCGCTCAACCATTTCCTCGCGGGTGGCGTAGGGCATGGCGGTTACTCCTGCCCGGCCCCGGTGCCGCCTTCCGCATCCTTCGCGGGAGGATTGGCACTGTCACCGGCCGGCTGCTCGTCCTTGTCAGCCGGTGCGGACTTCCCTGCCGCCTTGGCCGGGCCCTTGCCACCACGGGGGCCAGGCTTGGCGCCGCCCTTGCCCTTGGGTGCAGCCTTCACCGGAGCCGTCTTGGCGGCCTGGGTAGAAGGCGCGGCGGGAGGCTCAGCCGAAGCAGAACCACCAGCCGGGGGCTGTCCCTCGCCACCAGACTGGCCGGCACCAGCCGGCAGCTCGCCATCGACCAGCGAGACGGTCAGCACCGGGTCGAGCTGGAGCGTCTCCAGCTCGGCCTCGGTGAAGCGGTCGTCCGCGAAGTCCTGGGCTTGCTTGCCGAACACAACGCCGAGGCGGCGGTAGACGCGCCGACTTGCCTTGATACGCACGATCATGGCGGCGTCCTCTTAGGCCAGCTCGTTGCATACGAACAGCTCGGCGGTGCCGGCCCAGGGGTTTCCGCTGTTCGCATCCTTGACCAGCAGCTCGCGGGCAGCCGCCTCCAGCTGCGGCGGCACCACCAGCAGGTTCGGGGTGATGTTCAGCGGGCGGCCGCCGTCCGCCTTGAAGCCCTGCATCGCCGCACGCGCCTTGCCGTAGAACTCGCCATCCAGGTCCTGCTGGCTGGCGAATGCCATCTGCCAGAAGCCGTACCCGCCATTGCAGCGGTAACGCACGCCGTGCAGGTATTCGTCGTGTTCGAAGACGTGGTCGCTGTTGTCGGGGTTGGTCTTGCTGGTCAGCTCCGGCTTGGTGCGCTCCTGCAGGATGAAGGGCTTGAGCGCTCGGCTGACATCCAGCAGATACCAGGTAGGCCCGGCGCTGGAAGACGGAATGTCGATGTTGCTGACGGCGGTGTCCGTGCCGGTGCCATCGACTTCCGAGAACACAGGGTGTTCGGCATCGAAGAAGTTCTGACCATCGAAGCACTCGGACGCCATACCGTTCTTCAGAGCACTGAACACCAGCGAGTCCGGGTGATAGGCGGCAGCTCGCCCCATCTCGTTGAACATCGGCAGATAGACGCCGGCCTGATCGTCTTCGACCGCGGTGCGCAGGATGCTCACCGTGGCCTCGAAGGTCTTGTTCTCGATCTCGTAGCCTTTGGCGGCCATGGCCTTAATGACGCGCGCACCGATCCATTCGCGCAGCATGGGGAACTGGCCCAGCCAGGCATACAGGTTCGACGCGCTGACGCTAGGAACCAGCGTGGCAATCCGCTGCCACTGAGCCTTGGCCTGGTAGTCGCCCAGCGCTTTCTGGTACTCGGCGCGGTAGCCCTTGAACAGCGCGGCCAGGACGGCCGGCGTGACGGTAGTAGCCATAGTTACTTAACCCCCTCGGTGTTCTTGATGTACTGCTCTTCGGTCCAGCCGAAGGCCTTGGCGGCCGCCTGCTCTTCCGCGTTGAGCGCCTTCTGGCCGCCCTTGTACTCGCCGTCCGGCACTACCGGATCGGTCACGGGCGGCGCCGCCTTCACGAAGTCGCGGAAGCGCTCCAGGCCGCCGTCCTCGCGGCAAGCTGCCAGGTGGTAGTCCTTGGTGGCCGGGGTGATCTTGCGGGCCGTGAGGGCCGCCTCGATCTCGGCGTTGATGGCCTTCTCCAGGTCATCCTTTTTCTGCTGCGCCAGCAGCTGCTCGGCATTCAGGGCGCGGCGCTCCATTGCGCTGAAGTCCTGGCGCGGGACGTACTTGTCCAGCGACGGCACCTTCTCGCTGTTGGCGGCGCTCTGCAGGGCTTCCTTGTCGCCCAGCAGCTTGTTGATGGCACCCACGGCGTCCTCTGCCGTGGCGGTGTCCGGCAAGCCGAGGGCCGCCAGGATTGCTGCGAGGTCCATTGCGTTTACCTCTGGTGGTTGGGATGGGGCGCCCTCGGCGTTGAGGGCCTTGATAATCAGGTTGGGCTTGGTGACCAGGGCGAAGCTGCTGAAGCGGTCGATGCGGCCGGAGCTGTCGTACATGAACACCGGGCTGACGTAGCGGTACTCGCGGGCCTGGATGGCGTTGTGGCCCGCTGCCGTCCACTCCACGCGCGCTTCCAAGGCGCCGCGTTCGTTGATGCGGTATTCCTTCGCCCAACCGGAGGCCGGAGCTTTCTCCCCGAGGGGGGCCTTCAGCTCGGTGGCGTGCAAGTAGTCGAACGGCAGGTCAGCCCCTGCGGCGTGGTCCGTGGTGGCGGCGATGACCTGGTGCGGGTCGTAGGTCCACTGCCGGCCGTCGCGGCCGGTCACGGTGGGACCAGGCGGGAGCACCTCCACCCACTCGGGAACCTCGGCGCTTAGCTCGAAGCAGAGGGCGGTGGAGACTTCTCGGTGGAGCTGGGGGGCTTGTTTGTTCATGCCGCCATAGTCGGCGGCATGAGGGGGCGGGATTAGAGGAAGGGGTTCAGCAAGTCAGCAAGGAGTGCGAGCCGATCCCCAGCCAGGCGGCAGGCGATTCGCCTTGAAGAAGGCAAACACCTCGGCCAGGCTGTTGACGATCCAGGTCATGGCCGTTTCCGCTCCGGCACGTGGTCCATCTCGATGACGGCCGAGCGCATGGCCAGGATGAACCGGGCGAACAGCAGGTCCATCTCCTTTATACGCACCAGGGCGTACCGGTAGCGCTCTTGCTCAAGCTCCAGGTTCGCCTGCTTGATGTCGGAACTGATGCGGAAGGTCTCCGCTTCAGCGGCCAGGCGGTCATACTCGCTGGCCAGGATATACTTGGCACACTGCTCGCCCGAAGTGTCCGCCCGCAAGATCCCGCCGAAGCGCTCGATCTGGGGCTTTTCCTGATCTTCCTGTCGTTCCATCTGCATACTCGTCCTCGTCATACCGTTAGACCGCCGTTAGATTTGCGCAGGACGCGCAAACGCCACTTACCTGCACCCGTCGCCTAGCCTCAGTCGCGTTCGTCGCTCCTAAGCGCTTTCTCGGGCCCCGGCGTTTTCACCAGGATGGTGGCCGCCTTCTCCTTCTCTTCCAGCATCTGCTGCGCCTGCTCCAGGCGGGACACGGCGCCGGGGTTGTAGGCCCAGCCCGGATCGATCCCCACCGGCACGCGCAGCACCTGGCCGGTGCGGCGGTTGATGTACTCCATCTCTTCCTGGGTGGGCGCCCGGTCCAGGTACTTGCCGGTTGCCAGTAGGCGCGCTGCCTCGCGCTTCGAGACCTGGCGCACCCAGCACTTGCAGCCCCAGCCGTTCGGCGGGAAGTGCGTTTTCCAGAACGGATGGTCAGCCGGCAGCAGGATGCCGGCCCAGGCCTGGTGCTGGGGCCGGTGGTGCTGGGAAGGGCCGAGCTGATAGAGCAGGTACGGGTGCGTCTTCTTCGTGCGCTCGATGCGCTGCCACTGGCCCGCTGCGTTGGCGGTGCGCAGGTTGATGTCGTAGATGGTGCGCAGCCGGCGCGGGCTGCCCAGCTGCACGTCGCGCTTTTCGCCGGTCAGCGGATCGGTCATGTTCGACACGCCCCACCAGCCCAGCTTGACCAGGAGCGGCTGCAGCTCGCGCTTGAAGGTGCCGAAGTCCTGACCGGCCTCGATCATCTCGTCTACCGCCGAGCGAATCGCTTCCAGTATGTCCAGGCGCATAGCCTTGGCCACCGTCCAGATGGTGGCGTGCTCTTCCTGCCAGACGTCCAGGTAGCTGAAGCTGGGCTTCATGCGCTTGGCGCGGAACCAGTCCAGCGCGTCCTTTGGCACTGGCACCTGGGCGTTATCGGGCGTCACAGTTCATCACTCACGTCGCCCAGGGCGCGCGCCTTGAAGCTCGCCTCGGCCAGCTTCTCGATCAGCTCGCTCGGGTCCATCTCATCGAGCAGCTGGCCGAGGCCGGCCTTGAACTCTTCGAAGCTGCCGGCCTTGTCGGCCAGCGCCTGGAGGGGATCGAGCACGGGCCGCATCAGTGGCTCCCAGTCGCCCAGGTCGCCGTCGGCCAGCTGATCCAGCTCGTCGCGGCGCTGCTCGGCGTTGAGCGCCTTACGTTGCCTCCATGCGACGTCGCACGCGGGACACTGGCAGACCTGTCGCTCAAGGTTCAGGGCAGCTGACTGCATTATCCCGCCAGACGGACGCAACACCAGCGCACCGGCCGCAGGTTTAGGCAGGCCGAACTTGTCGAGGATCGCAGACGCCTCGACCTGCAGCCCCCGGTCAATGAACGGTCCCAAGGCATCGGCCAACGCCTTGAGGTCTTCCGGTTCGGTGACCTGGAGTACCACACGCGGGTAGACCTTCTGCGGGCCGAAGTTCAGGTCGACGAACACCCGTACCAAGTCACGGTTGATGGTCGCGGTCAACTGCTTGGCATCAGCCTTGAGGATGTCCTTGCGCACCTCGTTGTGGACGTTCGCCTGGCTCTGGCTCGATCCATCGTCGGTGGTCATGGTCTGTCCCAGGACTGCCTTGCTGATTTGCTTGTCGAGCCATTCAGCCAGGCGCTCGAACAGCTCGGCGCCGCCCGCAGCGTTGGCGATTTCCACGAAGTCGATCTTCATCCCTTCCGGGAGAATTGCCGCCGCGTCGGCTGCAAGCTGGGCAACCGCCCGCCGGAGCACGGCGATGTCGTCGGGCTTCGCGCCAGGACCGTAGCGGCCGATCCGCAGTGGCATGCCGTACAGCTCTGCAAACCGCATCCAGTCCTTCAGGGTGAAGGACTTGCACATGTAGGAAACGGCCACCAGGCGCGCGACACCACCCCGGATGGGCAGGCCCGACTTGAGGCGAGGCCGGTGGATGAGCAGGCGGCCAGGCGGCAGCTCGGTGCCCAGGCCCGTGGAGTCGAGCAACTGCAGGCGCTTGCCGGTGACGCGGTCGAACTGGAACCAGCGCGGGTCGCGGTGCTCGTAGCTCTTTGGCCAGAGCTTCTCGTCGCGGTACTCCCACAGGGGTTCAACAACGCTATACCCCTTGCCAACGGCGTCGAGCAGGTCGTCCAGCATGTCGCCGAACGCCGGGACCTCGACCAGTTGGCGCACCGCCTCTGCGATCTCTTCGTCGCGCGGGTCCTCGCTGGCGGCCTCTACCGCGACAGGCAAGCCGCTGACCGCGCGCTTACGGGTGCCCAGGACGGCCGCGTAGTGTGGGTCCTTCTCTTCCATTTCCTCTGCGAGGGTCAGGTACTCGCGCGCATCGCCCGTGGCGGCGGCGTTGAGGATGGCGCGCAACCGCGCCGGGTCCAGCGAGGTCGACACGGTGTCGGTCGACCACGCCTGGTAGACGCCCGTGACGCTGGCCTGCACGACCTCCTGCAGGATGTCGACCTTCGGGAAGGGCTGGCCGTTGGCGTCGAGGATGGGGGAATTAGTCACAGCACACCTCCGATGCCCCAGCCATGGGACACCTGGTCGTCGTCGTTGAACTTGTCGGAGTTGGAGGGGCGCACGGCCTCGTAGCCGTACTGCTCGATCTCCATGCGGCTGGCGAAGCGCGCCAGGGCCATGGCGATGCCGGCGTCACCGTGGCGCTGGCCGCCTTCCTTCTCGGTGGTGCGGACGTCGGGGACGCGGGCCACTCCCCTGACCATCTTGAACGCGCGCAGATCGCCGATGACGTCGCGGTCGCTGGGCAGGTCGTAGAGGGTTCCGTCTTCCAGGTCAGCCTTGAGGCCGGGCATGTTGTCCCGATACCAGCCCTCGGTCAGCATCACCTGGCTGATACGGGTGTGCCCGTACTTGATCGACGCCGCCTCGGCCAACTGCTGGCCGTTGCCGCGCGCATCGTTGGCCCCCGCCATGAAGCCGGGCAGGCGGTCGACGATGTAGAACAGGATTTGCTCTTGCTGCTTGAACGGCACCCCGCGCAGCTCGACAAGGAAGGGCGGCCGCTTGCGGCTGTCCTGTTCCTGGATCAGCGGCACGATCACCGACAAGTCGCCACTGCGGGCGAAGTCCATGCCGTAGAAGCTCCAGGCGGTGGCCGGCAGCTGTTTCAAAAGCGGTGCCAGCTCACGCTCACACCAGGCGAAGGAATCGGCCAGGCGCAGCGGTTCCGCGGTGGTGACGTAGCCTACCGGGTACGCGAGGCGAAGGACCGGCACACCGTCCCGGCTGCGTTGCTCCAGCAGCGCCAGGGACAGGTAGGTGCCACCGCCCTGACTGGGGATGCAGTCCAGCTCTTCCTCGGCCGCATCGCCGTAGAAGGCGTAAACGTCGGCCACCCACGCCTGTTCCTCGGCCGCGTCGTAGGGAATGCCTTTGCGCAGGCACACGCGGTTATAGAGGCCATCGGCTACGGCCTTCTTGAAGTCGCAGTGGAAGAGCACGCCCTTGCGCTTGCCCGCGCGAATCTCGTCGATCAGTTCGTTGAATGGGTTGTCTGTGCCGTCGTGGGTACTGATGACGTGGACTTCGCCACCCCAGATCAGCAGAGCGAGGGCCGCTTTCAGCAACTGGGCGAGGTCGGCATGGAATGCGGCTTCGTCGATTACCACGATGCCCTGGCGGCCCCGCAAGTTGGACGGGCGGCTGGTCAGCGCGACGATGCGGTGCCCGCTGGGAAAGGTGATTGCATACGTCTTGATGTTCTTGTCCGGGCCATCCTGCCAGATACCTTCCTCGATCTCCCCGGCGGCGTAGTCGAAGGCCCGCGCCCACATGGCGCACGCCTGGATATATTCGACGGTCATGTCCTGGTTGTAGCCCAGGTAATAGACGGTCTGGCCGCCAGCGTTCTTTGCCGCTGCAGCGACCAGGACGTTGTCCGCCGCCTCGGCCCAGGTCAGGCCGATCCGGCGCGACTTCTCGCCCACCTTGAGCGGGGCGCGAATGCCGATCCACTCCTTCTGGTAGTCCAGCAGCACGGCAGGGACTGCAGCCCCGGCCGTGTTGCTGACGTGCTGCAATAGCGGGTCGTTCGTTTGCTTGCTCATCACTGGAATACCCAGGCAAGGAAGAGAGCCACAGCGGCGGCGTACCGCTCGCCAGGCGAGGCGGGGAGCGCGACCAGTAGGAAGGCGAGCAGATAGTTCATCCGGCCACCCCGAGGATTTCCCGGCGAATCTCGGCCACTGTGTCGGCGCTGAGCCCGCCCTTCTTGGCGATGTTCTCGACCTTGGCGGCAGCCGCCTCGGCGCGCTCCTTGAACTCGGCCTTCCACTTCAGCTGGACGACGGAGGCGCGGCCCAGCTCGGCCACGGCCTTGGCCACCTTGGGCAGGTCCAGCTTGCCCTCGGAGGCCATCAGCAGCTTGAACAGGTGATCCTGAACCAGGCGCATGAGCGCCTCGTTCACGGCGCCTTCGTCATCGGGCGCAGCAGTGACCACCGCCTTGGCCTGCTCGCTGGATTGGCGAAGCGCGGCCAGGCGTTCCTCGAAGTTCTGCCCATAGCGGTGCAGAGCGCTCTTACTGATCGAGAACCCTCTCGCGGTCAGTTCGGTCGACAGCACCTCGTAGTCGCTGAAGTTGTTTTCGGCCAGCGCCTTGTCTAGCCAGGCCTTTACCTTGGCCGGCAGACTGGCCACCTTGCTGCGCGGCGGCATGGTCAGACGCTCCAGTATTTCGCGGGCCGGGCGATACCGGGGAAGCAGTCGATGGCGTACTCGGCGATGTCAACGCCGTAGTGGGTCAGGCCGCAAATCCACTGGCCGCTGGGCTGCTTGTCCAGGGTGACCAGTCTGCGGTCGGCCAGGTAGTCCAATTCCTTGCGCAGCTCCATCGGCGTTGCGTCGGGATAGACGGCCTGGATGGTCGACAGCACGACGGTTTCATGCGGGTCGACGGGGCGCGACGTGTTGAGAGTCAGCAGGATAAACCAGCGAAGAGACTCTCGGCGGGCTTTGGCGGGGTCAATCATTGCGCGCTCCTTTGAGCAGGATGTTTTCGTACCTGAGCGCCAGGCCATCTAGCTTGGACTCGATCACGGACTGGCCACGCGCCCAGTCCTCGCGGCGGGTGTACTGGTTGGGCAGATCGGCCTTGAAGTTGAGGAAGGCACGCTCCAGCTGCTGTACGGCCTGTGCGTCCTTGTCCTGGCGCTCCAGGACCTTGGCGAAGCTCTCTTCCCAGTGCTTGCTGGCTTCCTTGCGTGCCTCGTCTTGGCTGGTGAAACGCTCGGACAGGCGCTTCTCGAACTGCCAGAGCAGCAGCTTGACCAGCGCGGTTACGACGGCGGCGAAGATGGACAGCAGCGAAATTGCCCAGCCGATCAGGTCGGTTGCCATCAATGGCCCTCCACGGTGTCGATCAGAGCGTCCAGCTGAGCGGCCGTGCTCCGGCACTGCTCGGCATAGCGAACGTGGTGGGCCAGGACGGCGCGCTGGTCGACGCCTGAGGGGAGTTGGTCAGCGGGGCTGCCGGCTCCGGTCGGCGCAGCAGCTCCGGCGGCAGCTGGATCGGCTGGCACACGGGCGCCGGTTGCTTCGTCGTAGACTCGCACCCAGCCGCGAGTAAGCAGGCAAGCAGGCACAGGCTTAGGCGGCGCATCGAGCGCCTCCCGGTAGAGGTCGTTGACACGGGCTATCTCCCCAGCGAGTTGGTCAGTGGTCTTGCGGTGTTGGCGTTGCTGCGCGGCCAGATCGGCGGCGAGCTTGTCGGCCCTGGCCTTTTCCGATGCCAGGCGATTCGCGGCGGCTTTGGCATCGGCCTCGGCCTGGCGGGCGCGCTGGGTGTCAGCCTCTGCGTACTGCCGCTGCAGCTGCTCCAGGGCGGCCTTGCCTTCGGCCTGGGCTTGGTCGTAGCCCTGCTGCCGCGCCGTGGCCTGCATCGCCGCCAGGCCGGCGACGACCAGGAACAGGACGGCCAGGACCGCCACCGGGCCGGCCAGGCGCTTGAGGATGTCGAGCCAGGTCATAGGTCGGCCTCGCACAGCGCTCGCTCGGCGGCGCGGCGCTTGACCAAGCCGTTGAGCTTCCGGCCGCCAGCGCTGGTCCAGTTGGGGAGCTGGGCGCAAGCCTGAGCGATCCGGCCGGCCTGCAGGTGCAGCAGCATGGTTGAGTGACGTCCGTCGCGAAGCCAAACGAAGCCATCCTTCACGCCCGACTTGCCGGGGCCGACGTTGTAGATGAAGGACAGGAAGGCCGCGGCGGAACTGGCCGGCAGCCGGTCGATGACCTGCTGCGGCACCCAGGCTTCGAAGACCTGGGCCGCTTCCTCCAAGCCCTGGCGGGTACGCTCGTCGCACTCGGCCGGCGTCGCCCGGTCACCGAGCTGGACGCCACGGGTCCAGCCGTCGCAGATGGTGGGGATACCCACCGGGTCGAGGTAGGCCAGCAGGTTGCGGCCTTCGAAGTGGCCGACCACAGGCGTAGCGATCAGCAGGGCCGCCGCCAGGACGCGCGCTTTAATCCCCATCGCGGCCTCCCACCAGGGCCTTGAGCTTGGCCAGTTCCTGGTTGCCCTTCTCGGGCGCGGACTTCTTGAAGTCGCTGATGCGGAAACCGGCGTCTTCCCTACGCGGCGCGGGCTGGGGACCTGCCGCCATCGACTGGCGGCGGCCGCTGATGAAAGCGCGGTAGGACTGGATTCGCGAGTAGCCGGTTTTGACGTGTTCGCTCACCAGCTCGCGCCAGTGCTCGGGGCACCTGGCCATCAGGTCCCGGCGGCGCTCCAGATTGGGCTCGGCCAGTACCAGCGCGGCATACTCGCGCGGGCTGGTGGGGGCGTGGTAGATCGGCTGTGCGTTCATGCCGCCATAGTGCTAAGGCGACGGGCGGCGTTTTAGAGGAAGGGGTTCAGCAGAAAGACAAAGCCCCGCGAGGGCGGGGCTAGTCGAAGAGGTCGCCAGGTGCGGCAGGGTCTGGTAGCACCTGGTTGAGGATGATCCAGATACGACGGTCGGAGAGCTTATAAGTTCTGGCCAGCTCCGCAACCACAACCCGCGCGCTCACGCCTTCGCGCACCGCCTGCTCGAACTGGCGATTAATCTCCAGGTCACGCAACCGGCGCAGCGCCACGTCGCAGCGCGCGATATAGACCACGTCGCCCCCAAAGCGGGAGGTCAGCAGCTGCGCCGCGTCATCGCCGACGATGTCCGCCAGCGCCGCCACCCGGATTTGCCCGTTGCGGTTGGCGCCCTTGGCGAACTCCCAGGTAGTCCCGCCCAGTTCCGTGACCAGGCGCAGGGCGGCAGGCATGCCCACCATGTCGGCGATCTCCAGCACCTGGGCGGGCAGCTGGTCCCGCACCTGCTCCAGGCTCATGCTCATACGCGCCGCCCGTGACGCTTCGCGTCATACGCCAGGGCGGCGACCAGGCGGACCAGCTGGCCGGCGTCCAGCCACTCCACACGTTCCACCTGGAACATCCGCAGGGCCATGGCGTCGGCGTAGCTCCAGGGGCGCCCGGCCTCGGCCAGGAACGCCTCGATCTTGCCGACCAGGGCCTGGCGATCCGGTGCCGCCTTCGGCGCGGCGCGGCCGGCCGGCTTCCGAACTGGCTGCCAGCCCAGGCGTTCCAGCTCGGCCAGCACCAGGCCGACCTGGCGCGGTGAGAGTGCAGTAGAGGACCGCACGCCGGCCACGCGGCCGAGCAGTGCGCGGTAGGTGTCGTCGTCCATGCCCAGCTGGCGCCGGGCAATCTGGATCAGTTGGCGGCCCCGGCTGCTCATACCGGGTTCCTCGGGTCCATGGCGCTGCGGAACGCCTCGGGATGGCTGCGCGCCATGCCGGCCAGGTAGCGCAGGCCAAGGGTGATGGCCTCGGCGTCCTCTTCGAAGCCGCCGACCTGGCACATGGTGTCGATGTCGGCGCGGGTTCCTGCGTAGATTTCGAGCTTGAGTTTCTCTGCGCCCACTGCCTGCTTGTGCGCCCCCCTGCGGTTGCGCAGTTGCTGCTGGCGGTTGGCGTCCTGTTTGCGGACTTTGTCGGTGCGGGGCGTGGTCATGGCGCTACCTCAGGTCAGGGCCAGGGGCGCCGATCCACCGACGCCGTGGTTGAGCTGGACGCCGTCCGCCGCCTCGATACCCTTGGCCGCATCGAGCATGTCGCGCGCACCGAGCGGACCTTTCTTGCTGGTGCGATCAATGGCCTTGCCCTGCACTAGGTTGGGGTAGTGCTTGAGCATGTAGGCTTCGGCAGCCTGCGACGGAGCCGCAGCCCCGGCAAACTGGTTTACCTGCTGACGCACCGCCCAAACCCAGGCCTCGCAGAACAAGTCGCCGCGCTTGGTCTTGGTCGCCGGCTTGCAGCGCTTCAGCACAGTGGCGATGTACTCACGGCGCGCCTGGCGAACCTGGCGCAGCAGGATGGTCATGGTGTAGCCAGCTACCTCGGCCATCTCGCCAACGAAACGCCACTGGCCGACGCCGCCTCGGAAGAGCGTGCGGCAGGAGTATGCCTTCGCCACGGTGACGGAGAGGTTCGCTTCCCACTGGGCAGGCTTCACTTTGGAGCCGCTCCCAGCGCCGTGTTCGGTGACCTCGGAGAGGGCGACATCCCCCTCGCCGATACCGAACTTCTCCATCATCGCCCGCACCTGGCGCATGGCGTTCGCCGCTTCGTGTGGGTTGCTGCTACCGGCCAGGCGCAGCAGTTTCTTGATTTTGTCCAGGGCCTTGCTGTGTTCCATAGGTTCCTCGGCTGCTCGTCAGTACCCAGCCACCACGCTGGGCAGACCGTCCCCGGCCAGGCCGGGGCGGTTTCGCTAGTGGTAGGTGTTGCTGAACTGCTTGCGGTGGGCGGGGATGCTGGCCAGCTTCATTTCGAGCATGGCCAGGTCGTGAAGCTGTTCCCCGAGGCGTTGCGCCGGGCTGTGCCGGATCAGGTCACGCATGTGCGAGGCCCGTTCGTTGCGGATGTCCAAGGACACGCCGTCCGGGGTGTCTTCGAGGATGAAGGTCACTTTGGCCATGCTCACACCCCCAACGCACGGAAGCCCGGCCGGTCTTGCTGGCCCAGGGTTTGGATGTAGCGAGCGATGGCGCCCAGGTTCTCGCGAGCGCTGGCCTCGGAACTCACGCCCGGCACGCGGCGAACTACCCTTCCGCCCTCTGTCACCTGTGGCTCGGCGGTAGCGAGGATTGCCTGTTGCACGCTCGCCAGCTCGCCTACAGCGAGGGCGAAGTAGCCCTCGCCGGGACGCCCCTCGCGCAGCGAGATCAGGCCGTCAATGCGGCAGACTGCAAAGATTTTCGCCATGATCAGAAGTCCCCCAGCAGTCGGATGGGGTTGTGCTCCAGCTGGGGCGTTGACTTCCGCCGGGCGCGTGACGCCGACGGGGTCGCCTCGGCCTGAGGCATCACCAACTGACCGGGACGTACAACGGTTAGCTCCGCGTCCACCGCCTCGCCGACGGTGTACTTGAAGCCATCGTCTGTGTAGTTGGTCGCAACCTGTGCCGCGCGACTCATGATGTCGATGACCTTAAGGGCGTCGGGTTGAGGCAGCAGGAAGCGATGGCATCCCAAAGTGACGATGCAGAGCTGTTGCTTGCTGTTGCGGGCAGCCATCACTGCACCTCCTGCTCGAAGGGCACGATGGCGAAGTCCTCGATGCCGCTGTTGATGATGATGCCCGGTACGCCCTTGATGGCTTCGGGCTCGTTGAGAATGGCCTCCTTGTTGACCTCTTCTTTCACCCGGATGAAGCGAATCAACTCCTTGGCGCGCAGCAGCTCCAGCACTGCATCGGCGCCACGAACCGTCACGGACGGCGGACGGATACGCCACTGCACCTCGCCGGTAATGAGGTTCGCGAACTTGACGCGATGGTTCTCCGTCAGCTCTGCGCGGTTGGCTTCGCACCAGGACTGCACGCCGGTTTGCAGGACCGTGAGGCGCGTCTTCAGGTCCTCGGCCGGTGCCGAGTAGCGCTCGGTGATCTTGCCGATCTCGTCGTTCATCGCAGTTTCGAGGCGAGCCAGCTCGCGCGACAGGTCGCCGATGGACTTGATGTCAGCCACCACCTGCTCGCGGTGCTGCGGGACGTAGACGGCGGCGGTGGACTTCAGTCGTTTCTTGGGTGCCATGTGTTGTTGCTCCTGTTGGTCAATGGAAAGAGAGGTCGCGCGGGGCGTAGTCGCGGTAGCTGATGGGCTCGGACCAGGTCACCTCTACGCCCTGGAACTGCGCGATGTAGCGCGTGCTGCCGGCCGAGCCGTGGCGCTGGAAGCCAGCCACCAGGCGCATTTTTTCCAGGAGGCGGCCGCCTTCCGGGCTGATCGTCAGGCGGTTCTCGGTCGGCTCGATGCGGTGCAGGCGGATGCCCATGCGCTGCAGCGTGCGGCTGGCTTCGTTGAAGGTCCGCAGGCGCTCGGCGAACTGCGGAGTCAGGACTTTCAGGGGAGCGTTAGTGCTGGGTTGCATGGCTCGCCTCCATCGCGCGGGCGCAGTTGGGGTTCAGAGGGCAGTGCTGGCAGGCGCGCCAGCGCTGCATGGCGTGGGGGTTGTGCGTGGGGGCACGCATTTCGCGGAACTCTTGGCACTCGACGACGCTGATGCGTGCGTCTTGCGCTGGGCAGTCCAGGGCGCCGAGGGCCTCGACTACGCGGCGCTCGACGGCAGCGGTGGACGGCGACGGGTAGCGGTTGGAGAGCACCAGGCTGACTGCCGAGCGGCTCATGCCGATGCGTTCGCCGGCTCGGGTGCGGTTGGTCTGCTGAACCTCGGCTGCCAGCAGGACAACCCAGGCCGGGGGCTGCTCGCCCCAGGCGGACAGGTCGACGCGAGTCATGCGCGCACCTCGCGCACCAGGTCATAGAACGTGCGCAGGGCCGCGATGCCCTCTGACCGCTCACTGTCATCCCGGTGGAACTGGGCAATCATGCGGTCCGCTAACGTGCTTACCGGTCGGCTGGCCGCGCACAGGTCGATCAGCAACCGCTCCAGACGGGCCTTTTCAAGCCGGAGGCCGGCCAGCTCCGAGCTTTCCCCGTCACCCTTGCTCCACACCACGGCATCGAGGTTCGGGTCATAGACCTGCTCGTAGGTGGTGCGCTGGTAGACAGGGTGCTGCGGGCCGGTGTAACGCTGCGGCACCATGGCATAGCGGGCAGGAACACCAGGCGTCCCACCGGAGCGCGTCACGTAGCCGGCCTGGGCCAGGCCCTGCAGGTAAATGCGGGCCGCCTGCTCGGTCATGGTCACGCCATTGACGCTGGCATGTGCCGCCGCATCGGCCGCCGTCAGTTCGCCCAGGATGCGCAGCGTGCGCCAGATGCTTTCCACAGCCGGCGGCGGCACGCGCTCGCCGCGCTTGTTGACGCGCGGGGCCTCGGCGCCCTCGTCCTTCGAAAGCGCCCACCGGTAGTTGCGTTTGCTCAGCACCTCCAGGCGCTGGACGACACCGGCTTTCTCCAGGTCGCGCAGGTAGCTGTGCACGGCTTCGTCGTCCTGGCCAGACAGCCGGGCGACGTTGTAGGTAGTCAGGGCCTGCGGATCGCGGGACAGCGAGCGGATGGCCTCCCACATTTGCTGGCGGGGCGCCTTGCCGCCGGTCATGCGCAGGTGAACGGGCTTACGCATTGCGCACCTCCGACTCCCCTTCGTTCACGAGGGTCATGCAGCGGACTTCCACGAACTCGTTCAGGGTACGGCCGCAGCTGTCACACTCGACAACAAGGTCCAGCAAACTGGGATCGTGCGCGGCAGCATCCACATAAGCGGTGTGGTGCTCGCCGCCGCAGTTCCCGCAGGTGACTTCGTAGACAGGGACAGGGACAGCCATGCTCAAGCCCTCCGCGCTGGGGCTTCCCCGGTGAACCAGGGGCGTTTCCCCCAATGGGCCATGCCGAAGCGGCTGACGCCATGGGCCTGGGCCTCGGTGCTGATGCGGTAGAGGTTCACAGCGGCACGGCGCAGGCAGCCGCGAGTCTTCTGGCGCAGGTCGTCCAGCAGCTCGTCCTCGATCTCCAGGCTTGGATAGGTGGCGCTGGCCAGCGTGCGCAGGTCGTCCAGGGTGGCCGGCTGTGCTGGCACCCACTCCAGGACGCGGTTGTGCAGGCGCTCCAGCTTGGCCAGGCTGCCGGGAACGCGCTCTTCACCGATCAGCACGATGGTGCCTTGGCTGGCGTTGTAGATATCGGTGATGACGTTCGCGACAGCCTTGTCCAGTAGGTACTGGGCGTCATCCACCAGCAGCGGGCGGCCCGAGCGCGACAGTTGCTCGGCGACCTGGTCGACCATCTCGCTCAGGGTACGGCTGGGCGCCAGGCCCATCTCGCGGAGGATCGCGAGCAGGAAGGCCTTTTTCGACCAGGTATCGCGGCACTCGACGTAGTAGGCGCGGTGCATGTTAGCGGCGAAGGCGGCACTTACCGACTTGCCCAGGCCGGAGGCCCCGTACATGACGACCAGGCCGGGCAGGCCCAGCGGACGCTGCATTGCGCGGTCGATGGCGCTGGACAGCAGGCCGACGTTGGTCAGCGGGGCAATCATGGACTTACTCATTGCTTCACTCCTTTGGCCGCTCTCCGGCGGCCCGTTTGTTAAGCGGTAGCGGTGGCGGCGAACTCGAAGACGCGGCGCACGGACGCCAGGTCCGGGTGCTTGGCGTAACTCTCCAGCCATTGGGATTCGGCAGCGGTCAGGGGCTCGCCTGCATCGCGGCGGGCGGCAAGGCGGTTCCACAGGTGGTAGCGGGACATGCGGTCATCGGGCAGCGTGAAGACCGGTTCCGCGGCTGCCAGCCGGGCGGCCACCTGGCGTGCATCGGCCAGTTGTTCCGGTGCCAGCTCGGCGCTGGGCTGTCCTTGCGGCAGCACGCGGATTTCCACGTCCTGGCCGGTCAGCGTCTTGGCCTTCTTCACCAGGCGCGCCAGTTGGCCGCGCTCGCGCTTGTCGGCTGCCTTCTCCAGCAGGGACGCCGGCATCGCCGGAGTGGCGTTGCCATCGAGCAGAGCCTCCCCGATAAGCTCGCCGTCCATGTCGTAAACCCACACCCGGCTGGCGTCGCGGAAGTCGTAGGCAACGCGGACCTCTTCCCCGTGGATGTCACGCAGGGCGTCAAGGAAGTAGATGTTGCCGCTGAAGCGAACCTCGCCCCGGTTGGTGGTGCGGACGACCTGCGGTCGCGTCACGCTGGCAACGATGTCGGCCGATGCCTGCAGAGGCTCCCAGCCTTCGGCGATAGCGGACTTCCAGGCCTCCATGGGCGACTGGTGTCGCATCAGGCCGGTGGTGATGTCGCGGACCTTCCGAAGCCCTCGGTGCGGAGCGTGGTTGTAGGCGTCCAGGGCATCCTGCAACTTGGCGAAGAAGGTGCCGAACTCGGGAATCTGAGTGGGGGCGATGCCTTCTGCCAGTTGCTTGCGGGACAGGCGATGGACACGGGTAGCGGCTTCCTTGTCCATGTCCGCGCCCATGTAGCTGTCGAAGTCCTTCGCCAGTCGCACCAGGATGGTCCGGTGCGCCCGCTCGATAACGCCCCGCGCCTGGGAGTTGTACGGCAGGGAGTGCGTGATTTCGCCACCCAAGCGGTCGTTGACCTCGTAGACGTCGGCGTTATCGAAGCCGCCGCCGTTGTCGACGTACAGCACCTTGTACATGCCGCAGCGGCTGACACCGTCGCGCAGCGTGTCGAGTGTCGCCAGCGTCGACTCGGCCAGGTTGACGGAAAAGCCCGTGATCCGGCGGGTTGCCCAGTCGATGACCAGGGTGATTTCCGGGCGGAAGATTTGCCGCGTCAGCGGGTTGATGACCTCCGCGTCGAACGTGTGGCCGTCCGCCACCCACACGTCGTTGGGCCACAGCTGATGGGCCTGACGGCGCTTGAAGGGCTGTAGCGCTTTCAGCTCGCGGCTGCCCATGCGGCCCTGCTCGCGAGCCTCCGGGCTCAACTTGGCGAGGAAGCGGCGCACGGCATGAATGCTCGGGCAGCCGGGGTTCTTGGCGGCGAACGCTGCATAAGCCGCTTCAACGCTCGGCTTCTGCGGGCGCTGGTAGTGCGCGAGGAACAGCGGCGCCCAGCTCGGGATGCTCATGTTGGGCTTGCGCCGCACGGGGGCCAGGGCAATCTCGCCGTGCTTGCGGTAGTCCGCCAGCCAGCGCTTGAGGGTGCGCTCGCTCAAGGTGCGGTCGGGCGTCTTGCGGTCGTTGGCACGCTCCACCTGGCCGGCCAGATAGGGAGGGAGCTTGCTGTCACGGGCCAGGCCGACAAGCGTCAGGATGGCCCGCTGCTGGCTGACCATCTGGCTCATGCGCTCAATCTCGCGAATGATGGCGATACGCGCGGTCATGACCTCGCGCTGATCATCGTTCAAGCGTGACGCGGAAATGCCGTCACGCTTAGGCGTAATGAGCGCGTGCGGGGCAGTGGGTTGCGGAGCCTGCTGCGGCTCTTCCTGCTGCACCAGGCGGGCCAGCAGGGCGGCCTGGGTTTCGGCAGGGAGGACGGCGAAGGAGTATTCCAGCGCCTTGGAGCCCAGGCGGCGCTGGCCTTCCCAGCCTTCGCGCTTGGCGCGGATTTGAATCGCACGCTCCGTGCCTGGCAGGCCCGGAAGCCCCGCCAATTCCTGGGCTGCAAACCACTTAAGCATGGGGCACCTCGCCTGCTGCGCTAGCGGCGATCAGGGCGTTACCGAGGGCAAGCGCGGCGTCCTTCAGCCATTCGGTGGCAATCTGGCTGGTGCCGTTGTGGATCGAAGCGATGTCGCCATCGACCGAGTTGAAGAACTCGGTGGCGTTGCGTAGATCGTCGAGCAGCACCTGAGGAATGCGGTTCATGCTCCACCTCCCAAATGGCGCCGCAGCTCGCGTGCCTTGCGGGTGGCTTCCTCGCGGATGCGCTCTTGCCGGCCCAACTCGGCCAGCAGCGCGTCGCGGCCGTATGCGACTCGCCCACCTCGGATTTCAACGAGAAGATCAGTCAGGCGATGGGTTCCGCAGACCTGCTCCAGGAGAGCAGCCCTGTAGAAAGGCAGGTTGTGGTCAACGCGGGCCGGGGACGACCAGGCGTCGAGCATGTGCTTGCTGATGTCCTCGCCGGAGGCGCGAGACATCTGGGCGGCGATGTCGCAGCGCTGCAGGCCTGCCAGCTTTGCACCGTCCAGAATCTCGCTGACGATTTCGCTGACCTGCACCCGGAAGTCGCAGGAGCTGACAGCGACGGGCTGGGGAACATCGAACTCAATATTCAGGGTGCGGTCGTCTTTTCCGTGACGCATGT